TAGTTTAACTGGCTACGCCCTCATTAGGTCTGAACATCAAAGTAGGTTTAGTAGGATCGCCTGAAGAAGTAAGCTGAAATAGCTTCTCATGCTCAGGGAGCTCTGCTCTACCTAAGATGTTATAGTATGTAGTCCTAAGTATCTCAGCGACCTGAAGACTCTCTGTAGTATCTCCTATGGAGTTTACTTCAGCAGAGTTAAGGGAGCTTAGAATACTTTGGGTATAATCTAGTAACGTCCGTTTCATGATTTAAACATACTTGCTACTGAGTGGAGGAAATAGAAGCCGACCACAACCATAATAACATTCCAAAGAGCACTATCGTTAGGAATATTTGTAGTTCCAAATCCAGTTTCATCGTAGAAGAATATCTTACATAAGATAAAGGTAGGACCAGAGGCTATAAGAGATTGTATGATTATGGGTAAACTAGACTTATTGCTTTCAGATATTAAAGCATCTCTCTGCGCTTCTAAGGCTGCCACCCTCTCTGCAGAAGCTATTTGAGCCTGCTGAGTGGTGGCAGATAGAGCAGCAATCTTCTCATTAGCAATGGCATTTGTAATACCATTGATAGTGGTGAATGCGCCTGGGATAAGACCTAGTAAGAAAGATAACATCAGGTAATCGTAGGAGTGTTAGTCCGATCACTCATGTTATGAAACCAGAAGGCTAAAGTAAATAGAACTGTAGTTGCTACAGCTACCTGTGTTCCAGTCATAAATTCATTAAGAGGAAGACCTGTAATGTATTCCTGTAAGACAGCAGCTAGGGAACCAATGGCTCCTAAGCCTGAGACTATATAGGTCTTAAGCCCAGGCATAATCTTAGCTACTTGAGCTTCGAACCAATTCCAAGCAGTCTTGATATCGGTCCATATGTTACTTAACATTTGTATTTCCTTTGTTGAAATAGTGTACTAAGAGATCAATAAGAACTCCTAGAATAATTACCCCGCCCACAATGTACCAAAAGTGATCTGGTGAAGAATGTACTGCAACTGCAGTAGCTGTAGCTCCTGCTGCCACAGTAGTAGCCACAGGACCGCTAACTACAGGTTTAGCCATAGTCAGGAACATTTCTTTCTCTGCTTCCCGTCTACGAGTAAGTCCTGCAAGGACTACTCCGCCGGCGTGGTTCCAGAGTAAGAACTGATCTGCTGCACCTGTATAATTCTTTGCATTGAGTTCTTTAAGTAATGTAGACTTACCTAAGGCTCCGGTATTGAACTGGAAACTTACTAACGCATCGAACTGATTCTGTGTAAGAGGTACACTTACTAAGTGGTTAACTTCGATCTCCACTGAAGCTAAGTCTGCAGCTAAGATGCTATCTGCTTCTGCCTGAGTAATCTTTTGTCCTATATAGACTTTAGGAGGACCTGCAGCATCCGTATGTCCGTATCCAATTGTAAGGGTTCCTACGACACTTCCACCTTCAGGAACAACATGATCGTTATGATCATCATAGGCCCCAAGGATAAGACCTTCAAAGCCTTCTATAAACTTTCTTCCGTTAGCACTTGTTTTCACCTAATTCTCCTAGCTCTTATTAGACCATATGCATTTGCTGTTGAAGTTGTAAATGCGGCGTATGCTATTAAATATATAGTAGTTGTAGTTGCTAAACTTAAACGAAGAGTTGCCGTTGGTATATAAGGCCCATTCCCAGTTATACTTCCGATCCAGTAGTTTGAACCGCCTCCTGATGGTGTTGAAGGCAAAGCATTGGTTGTAGTATTAATGGCTGCAACTGCCTGTGTTATTACCGTTGATCCTGCAATATTATCATAATACACGGATCCGTTTACATCCCAATCTCCTGCTGTTAAAGATATTGATGTAACTGTTTTAGCTGTGGCAGTAATTAATGAAACCGCAGAAGCTGTTAGAACATTTGAACTTATATACTCCCCTACAGTACCTGCAGAAGCATTATCATTTGTAGTAGTTCCTATAATACCGCCTGTAGTCGGACTGAAAGTAACAGAAGTAGCTGTAGCTGCACCCAGGGTAGGGGTGACTAAAGTAGGTGAAGTAGCTAAGACTAAAGAACCTGTACCTGTATTGCTTGTAGCCCCAGTGCCACCATTAGCAATAGGCAGAGTTCCGTTAACTCCTCCGTTAACATTACCTGCAGCTAAATTAGCAGCTGCCATATTAGCCCCAGCAACTGTTCCTGTAATCTGTGAGCCTGCGATAGACTTATTAGTTAATGTTTGAGAGCCTGCAAGGGTAACTACGTTAGTAGCTAGAATTCCACTGTCTGCCATTGCAGATCCAGTAGTGCTGTTCCAAGTAGCTAGATCCCCAGATACAGATGTTACTGGCCCTGTTGGAACATTAGACCAACCTACTTGATAGTTTGTATTACTAGTCTTAGTTAAGGCTTGACCTGTATTCCCTCCAGTAGGTATCGCATTAATAGTCCCTCCTCCTTGAAAGGTAGTTAAGTCTTCGAGACGTACAGGAGCTGTAGGAGCAATAGGTGCAGGAAGATTTACAATCTGGTTACTGTTCATATCCAGATTAGCATTCATCTGATTAGGCGTAGTCCCGTCTCTAGATAAGGTATTATCTATCGCCCCAGTAAGTAGTATATTATTTAAGTTATATTGGACTGTAGCTGTACTATCGTTCTGAAAACTAGCTATACTTCCAAGCGTTACTTTATCAGTCATCTATATGTCCTCAGAAGTTCGTGTATACGCCAACAATAGCATTTGAATTAGTTCCCATCGTTACGGTACTAGCTGTCGTCTGCAAGTATACTCTCAGAGAAGTAAACCCAGCTTCTTGAGCTTCAATAGGAATTGATATACTTACAGGGCATGTTCCCGCTGCAGTAAACAATACTTGTTGAGTAGACGTTGAATTAATGGCTCCAGTAAGAACAATCTTAACTGTAGCTGAGCAAGCTGAAGACGCAGTAATAGACATAGTGGCCTGTACATTTGGACTTAAATCGCTCCAGTTAAGCCACTTCATCTGTGTACCTGTTCCCTGTTCAGCCATCTGAACATAGGTGTTAATAGCCCCGCCTGTAGTACCTGCATACGTCTGTTGAAGACCTACCATATTTCTAGAATACCAAGAAATTAAAAGCTGACACTGTCCATTGCCCTGTACTCCTAGTGCAGGATCATAATAGATCATTCCAACTAGAGGAACATTCGTATACCCAGCAAGAGTATTAAAGCCCATTACTGGATCATGATTAGGTACAGTTAAGTTGGTAGACAGAACTAACTGACATACAGTGCAGGCGGCATCCAAGAAAGCTAAGCCTACTAAATAGGTAGTCCCTGGGGTAACTCCCTGATTTGCAGTCCCATTTATAGTTATGTTGCCTACGTTAGCATTCACAGACCCGAGGATACTCCCCCCGCTTACATAGCTGCCGCTAAATGTAGAGCCTTGTAAATCAAAATGAGTGCTGTCTATTACTGTAATCAAATAAGGCCCTGAAACCGGCGGTACTGTATTTGCATTTGACACGCCAACTACACCACTTATGTAAACAGTCTGCCCTGTGACAAATGGACGTGTAGTTATAGCGTGGGTGATCCGGATTAAACCGCTTCCGTTATTAGCTGCATTGGTAACGGCAACACTAGGCGGTAGTTGGAAGTTAACCCAGGAATTGGTAACAGTATTCCAAACAACAGCATTATTGCCATTATAAGAAGACAGGACCATACCGTTAACAGTGCCGTCATTATAGAATTCAAAGTTACCTTGGATACTTGACAACAGTGTAGACGCATTTGCAGCAGAGATAACTCCACCGCTAATGGTTATAGTATTGTTATCCGGCTGTACAATACCTTCTGTAGACGAAGTAGCTACAGGAAGTTGAGCTATAGTAGCAGTACCTGAAAGATTAGAGAAAGAAGGTTGTGCTTGATGAATAGTCCCGGTATTGTCTATGTTAGTTACAAACTGGTTAGTTACTGCTGAGTCAGAGAATACGCCTCCTAGTGTAGAAGGGGTAGGCGCTGGGGGCACAGCAGGTATAACAAGACTCCCTCCTATGAAAGAAGTTAAGTCTTGTAGACGTAATGGGGAGTTTAGAGATGCTGGAGCAGGTAGATTTATAATAGGATTAGAATTCATATCTAGAGCTGAGCCCATTTGATTGGGCTGAGTACCATCTCTAGATAAGGTATTATCGAAGGCTGTTTGAACCGTACCCGAGTTCGCATTAATAGTGGTCTGCGCAGTAGTAGTTTGCGTTAAATCAGCAACACTATTGAGAGTTATTTTGCTCATGTTAGCCTAAGTAAGTAAGACAGATCGTGACATCCGCAGTAGCCGCTGCACCTTCTGCAGTACCTACGCGAATGTAAAGAGTGCCGTAATTAAAGCAGATTGTAGCTGCAGGGGACAGTGTCAGAGCTTGAGTATTAAGCGCTGTATTTGCAGTTCCGTTAGTTACCGTAATAGCTTGATCTGCAGCAATGGTAGTCCCTGTTCCACCAGCCCCGCTAAATACACCTAAAGTTGCAGTAACTAAGGTATGACTAGCATTGGTGATGTAGATAGCACTCACTACATAATTCTTAGCTCCTGTGGGAAGAGGAAGAAGAAGTGCAGTATCTGTAGTTCCAGCATTAAAGTTGACGCCTCTTGCAGTATATTTAGCGCCATTTTGCCCGCCGCCTTTTGCGGCAGGGTCAGCACCCATCGATTGGGTTACTCCAACTACAATATCGTTGCATATCACGTCTTGCCCACCGACGTTTGCTTGTATGCTCATTTATGTTTCCTTCTAAAAGGGGCAGCCCCCTTACGGGGGCCACCTCAAGATATACCCTTAGTAGGGTATGTTTCCGTACATCGTATAACGCATACGAAGCTTAATAAGTCCGTTGGTAAACGTACCCGTAGCAACCGTAGACAACCACGCACTCGCAGGGAGTGGCACAATTGCATTAGTCACTAGAGGCATATTAATACCAACCCAAGTACCACCACCAGCAACAGGGGTAGCACCTACGCTCCACACCAAACCAGTAGTTCCTGGTTGAGTGAATGATACGCGCTGTCCTGCCACCATATTCGCAGTGAGCAGACCATTAACGATCTGTACACCTGCGTTAGGAGACACTTGAACGAAGGTCGAGTTAGGAGTACCGGGGGAGTCTGTAACCAGACCTACCGAGATACTCGTTCCACCAGCTGCGGATACCAAGCCTTCAATAGTCACCTCTTCGATAAAGATTTGGGGATTACTGAGAAGCAGAGTACCTGAAGTCGTAGTAGTAACTGGAGCCGTCTGTTGGAGAGGTACAAGCGTAGTCAACGACTGGATACCTGCAGCCGCAGCAGTCGTACTTCCAGAGAAGGTCGTCTGTGCAGGACCAGGGACAGCTTGTCCGCTAGTCGTAAGCTGATAAGGCACCAGAGGAATGAGTTGCTCAATCTCTCGTGTTTCGCCGTAGATGAGGTAATCCCCACCCACTTCTGGGACAGCTTTCTGCGTACCGTACTGCAGATAAAGACCGTCTTGATTAAACCAAGTTCCTGAAACCATATTTCTATTCTCCTATATTAGCTCGGAACAACTGAAGTGTTCGTGAGAATGGAGATGAAGTTTTCAGGCCGATAAAGCTTGAAGCCCCACTCAGCAATTGTCAGGTATTCCTCTTGCTGGAGATCTTTATTGAACTCCGAGTAGACAGTAGGCATCTGACGGAAAGCACCGACGAAAGGCATAGTATCGCCGGGAGCTGCCGAGAAGAAGTAGTTGGCAACACCGTTAGTTACGGTGCCAGCAACGCCTCCGCTTGTAATCGTTTCCGAAGTAATACTAGGCAAGTAGTTCGACACATAGACGTCGAAGCCATAGATATTGAAACGGAACTTAAATCCAGTAACCGCACCATCGTGAACCACAGATTGCCACATGCGATCTGGAGTCAAGAGGGATACGATGTTGGCCTGGGTCTGAAGCGTATAAGCAACAGACGGGTCAACAATTGCAATCAGGTTCGTAAGCGGCACGTTAGCGCGGGTTAACGCGTAATGTGCACGTGCGAAGTCTTGATAAGCAATAGCGCTACTAGTACCCGAACCCACCCATCGGTGGTCTGCACCATTTATCGAATTGACGTTAGATGCCGTTTGACCAGCATTACCTTTAGCCAAGATGTTACTCTCAACCGACTCCATAAGAGCACGATGTTGACGAGGCACGAAGGCCGCAACGACATCAGCACTATAGAAAGAGTCACGCTTGAACTTCTCGGAGATCGCGTTTGCAGAGTACTTATAGTTATCGAAAGAAAAGGTAAAATTACCTGTATCCATCGTATTGTACTTAATTGCCTGTCCTTCAGTGAAGTCGGCAGTTTCTGCTTCGCCAATCGACGGGATGTTTAACGTAACACCATCTGGGAAGTCTGAGATAATACGGACAAACTTCATGGCATTCAACTCGTCCAGCAACAGCTCTTTAATCTGCCGGGACCAGATATTAGTCCGAAGCAGATATTGAGTGTTGCCAGTCATAAAACCAGCCATTTAGTTGTCTCTTTTGTTAGAAGGCAGACTGCTGCCCATAGGCAAGAAAGTTACCATCCTCGAATTTAGGTCCGAGACGAGTATAGTCTTTCAGCATCTGCTCTTGAATTTTAGGGGATCGAAAAGTATTGGGATCTTTCTTCTGAAGATCATCATAATACGACCAGGTACGCTCTGGTTCTACCTTCGGGGAGAAGTGAACACTTCGCCTTGGGGGTGTCTCAAAGGTTTCTGATTGCGCAGGCTGATCTAATCCTAGTGTCCTGAAGAAGGCCCTAGGTGCAGTCTCTGCTAAATAATTGACAGCTTCTTTAGTCAATCCTAACTCTTCGGTTTGTTTCTGAAGAACTTCTGGAAACGAATGTCCATAACGTTCTCTTAATGCGTCCGTAACAGCCTTAACATTCTGCTCCTTGGTCTTAGAAGCTTCATATTCCTTTATTCGTTTATCGAACATAGGTTCAAGTTGTCGTGGATCAAATGGCGAGACATCTGTTGGCTTTGGGTTGGTGCCGTCTGATGTTGGACGAGAGCCTGCTGAGGCGCTCTTAGTAAGTTGGTCTACGTACTCTTCCAATTTAGCCTTAGTCATATTGTCTTCTTTAAGTACAAGATTAGTAGAACGAAGTTCCCTATTCTCTTGTTCAAGAGTACTAATATGACGGTCCTTTTCATATGCTCCTTTAGCTAATTCATCTAAGCTCTTATACTTAGAAGCTTCACCAGGGATATATGCAGCGATTTGTGACTGGTCGTCATTAGAGAATAAATCTGTCATTTATTGAGTTCCTAACATGCCCCCAGGTGTTGCCCCTGTAGGCGGTTGTCGTTGTAGGTTAAATGGTTCTTGTTTACCGCCACCAGGGGATGGTTTCTGTGGATGAGGCCCTTCAAGGTCGAAGTCCTCTCCCATACCTGTAGCAGTCTGTGTTTGTTGTGCTAGTTGCTCTTGAAGAGCTTGAACTAGCTTCTGGCCTTCTGCTTGTTCTGCTAAAGCTACGAATGGAGTCACCAGTTCATAGTCTTTAAGATCAAAGATGTCCTCAATGATCTTAGCCAGCTTCTTTCCAGAGAAGTGCATTTGTATAGCCTGCCATAATGCCGATCCAGTCAGATTTGTAAGGTTTTGAATAATCTCGGCCTGTTCTGCAAAATGGCGAGCAGCTATTGGTTTAATACGTCCGATACCTGTAATGTCTTCGACAGTTAGGTCTTGGAACGATGCAACCTTAAAGTCATCATCAAAGACGCGTATGGCCGTAGTACCGACCATATTACGTCGTGCTAACTCTAACATTGCATTTAGAAGAGGTTCAATTATCTGCTCTTCAAACTGATTGATTTTATTTTGATAAATGCGAGACGCAGCATTTTCCAGTCGTTGTACTTCATACTTAGTTTTCTCGCCAGGAGATCTAAATCCCATTGCCTCTTTAGGAGCGCCGGCCATAGCTTCCATGGTGTCTTCTAGACGCTGCATCTCCATATTAAGCTGTAGAGGCTGTACTTCAGGGACAATGAGTTCTACGTCACCTTCATCTGAAGTAAAGATCTTTTCACCAGGTTGCCAGATAAACTCTTCTACGAAGCCTTTAATCTTCTGGACAGGATATGTACATAAGTCTACAATATCCGCCTTCATATTCTCCATATGATCTAGGCGATATTGCATTCCAATAAGATTATCTAAGGGACCCATACCCCATAAGTTATCTTGTTTCTTACGCCAGGGCGCATGAAAAATGGGGGGATACCCGAAAAACGAGGGGTTGGGCTTGTTCGAGATGAGCTTATGACGATCGATAACCATGATGACACGATTCTTTTCAAACGTGTCATTAATGTAGTCGAACCAGTCTCCGTAGAACGTGAGGACTTCCACGAAATCAGAGAGTAGATACGCCCTGAAAGAGGTGAAGCCATCCATATCGTAGAGTCTGTCACGTTGTGTCCAGTCTCCTTCGAACGTTCTCGCGTGAAACCGAATATTTTTAAGGTACTCATAAAGTTGTTCATAGGACTCCCTGTTCTCGTCAGTAGACATCCTTTCCAACATCTCTCTCAATTCACCCATTGAGATTACAGAACGAATTAGTTTAGGAGACTGCAAGAAGCCTTCTGCAGTCGGGTTCATAACTATATCTAATGGACTTATTCTTCGAACTGTGGGACCGACAAAGCCGGATTGTGTTCTGCCGTCTTGTCGTTGTACTCTCTGATCGGTCCACTCCACAGTAGCAAAGCAGTTACCAAAATCAATATAATCCAGGATAATCTTATCAATTTCATGCTTGAAACTCGGCTGGTCGATACACCACGCCATGTAGTTGATGATCGCGTCCCTCTTCTGAACGGAATTGGAATCCCTTTCATTAGCTTCCCACTCTAACCACTTACGCTTGGGGAAGAGCGTCGCTGTGTAATTGGAATATAGGTTATCCCTAATTTGGCACAACTTTGGGATAGTTGTTTTATTTTTCCATGGTAGCTGAGCATTAGTGGTGTATGTGGTGTCTGTTGCATATACATACCGTCTAATCTCTTCCCAATCTGTTTTCTTATTACGACGTAATGTTTCCCACTCAATCCAACGCTCTGTAAGCCTTGTTGCTAATAAGTCAGGAGAGATGACGTTAAGTAGTTCTAGGGCCCTGCCGGTCAATTGACTCCACCCCAGCGTTCATTATATGTAATTGGATTCACTTTATTCCTGACTATTGAAAAGGTAGGTGCTTGTGCAAAGTCTATACAAGATGCTAAGGCATCTTTGATATCATCGTGTGGAGGATTGAAGTAGATTAACTCTTCTTCTAGAAGTTGGCAGTTTCCAGATGGATAGTGCCAGATCTGACCATTGGCGTACTTAGGTTCAAGGACCGCCATGATCCTTTCCTCTTTGGACCCTTGCCATCTAGAAGGTCTAAACTCTTCGACAGACAAAGCCAAGCCATAAGGTTTAATATAACTCTCTTTGAGGTCTTTGACGATGACTTGTTGCGCTACTGATACTTCAGCTCTCAGCTTCCTAAATCCCCATTTCTGGTGGAGACGTAAGATGTGGTTGAAGTATTCAGATATCTTATCAGTCTTAAACCGATCTATATCTAAGACGTAGTAGTTGCCTGATCCGTCGACGCCAGCGACGACGATTGACGTCGAGTCCGCTTTCGTGGCTTGGGAGTAGGCGAAGTCAACTGCGGCGAAGACGTTGAGGGCATTGTGTTGATAGAACCATCTGGTGTCTCGTTTGAAGAGGTTTGAAGGTTCATAATATTGAAATAGTTCTCTTTTGATCGGGGACGAGCCGACGTCGTGCGGATCGTTATAGTATTGGGCCCTGAAGTGTAGTTGGTTAATATAACCTGACCTCTTTTCTGCGAGACTCTGTTGATCGAACCCAAACCACTTACCATCTGAGCGGCGTTGACGTGGCCAAAGAAATTCCCCAGAACCATCTCCAATTGATTCAACCTGTCTCTCAAAAACTTCGAATAAAGGTTTTGATTTTGTAACATTCCCCAGTTCATCAAATTCTTTAATCTCCAACTCTATTAAGTTTGAATATAGATCTAAAGGATGGTATCGAGTACCTACGACCCATTCCTTAGCTCCTACTCCTTCAATTGAGGATAAGAAGCTATACTGATCTTTAGCCTTTTCGCGCCCTTCTTCTGTATACGCATTGCTCTGGGTAACTACGTCATCCAGCACCGCAATGTCGCAATGCAGACCTACAATATTAGAAGTTAGACCTGCAGTGAATACCGAAGGGTCACGAATGTGTTCTTCTTTCCGGAGAGGATGATCTATAGAGATTTCTCTCTCAGTCCACTTCTCTCGCTTAGCTTCTTCTTTCTCAACCATCTCTGGCCAGAACATTCTGTACCTGTCGCTAGTAAGGATATCCTTAATAAGCTTTAATTGCTTAGTCGCTAGATTAGATGTAGAAGAAATATAAAGGATACGTGCAGTAGGATTTCTAGTTAGTTCCCAAACAACCCTAAAGGCTGCATAAGTAGATTTACAATGATCTCTTGGGAATAGAACTAACTGCCTATTTAAGGCTTGCGGTCTAGTCCACCAGTGTATTAACTCTCGATGAATATTACCTATTAGCTGCTTAGGGATAATTAGCTCAATGAAGTACTCTAAATCAGCCTTAGCCTTCTCTCGATGAGCCATACGCTCATCAGACATATCTACTTTAGTACGTCTGGTACGTGGCTTTAGATCTTTAGTTCGTGCCATTTAATGTGCTAATATTAAAACTTTTGTAGTGCCCCCGCCTCCAGCAGACTTGACACTTACAGCGTTAGACCACCACTGATCGCTGGGAGAAAGAGCCTCGGTCATCGTGACGCTTGAGCCCGAAGAGCTGGCGTATGAAAACGCAGTAGCTGGATTACCAGTCAGCTGCGTTAACGTCTGCCCCGCGCCAGGACTTGAAATCGTATCCGTCCCGGTGGCTGCAGTAACAAAATCAATCAGCAGATCACCGCTTGCAGATGAGAAGCCATTTGAAATCGACGTGCCGGTGTTCGTGGTCGGGCTCGTGTTCCGGAAGATCGTCGTCAGGTCTGACCCGGTTACAGAGATTGCAAAAGCACTTCCGTAATCACCCTGATTGCCATCAACAGAAGTAACTACAACTGATTGAGTTCCAGAAGCAGGGTTGACCAAGCCAAATATACTGAACGTTCCATTTACGCCATAGGTTGTTTGATTTATGGCTGCAACCCCCATCGAAGTTCCACCATAAGTAACCGAAATGGTGACCCCGCTGGCACCGAAGCCATTGTAGTTCACTACACCAACAATAATTCCTGTCGGTGTTCCGGTTGGCGTATGATTCCAAGTACCTAGTACCCCGGATGCCGCCCCGGACCACCCAGCTGCTTGTGATTTGGCATCGAAAACTACAGACATTTAAGTAAATACTCCATAAACTGCACCTTGTTGATTAAAGCCTGCATAAACTTTGGTATAAGTTGTATTGTCGCCGGACATTGCAGAGACATAAAACTGCACATTGTTTGCTTGTCCTAAATTAGTCCAAGTAGCACCCCAATCAGTCGAGCGATAATTACTAAACACTCCACTAATAGACCCATTAGCAAATATAGTAGGATAGCTTGACCCAGATTTAGCTGCTCCAAAACCCCATGCATTGACATCCGCAAGAGATGTTACTGAAGTAAAAGTCGTACCTCCATCAACCGAAAGTTTGATGCCTGCGTGCCCATCCCCGATATAGCCTGCAGAGATTCCGAGATAACCTCCATACCCTGGTGGGGCTGTCTTAACCAACGACCACGATCCCGTTGACATTACTGACGTTGTGTTATTTACTCTTGTCCAACTGGCGCCGGTCGTCGAACTGTAGAATCCAGAAGATGGATCCCACAAATAATATTTTTGAGAACTCTTATCAGACGCTATCAACGTATCTGCTAAAACACCGAGCCAAGAAGACCAAGTAATAGTGCTTATTGAAATCTGAGTCCAGCTTGAACTTCCATTAGTCGTGTAATAAGGAGCTGCCCCAAGAGTTGCCGCCCACAAAATATCACCGCTGGTATATCCCATCGCTATACAGCCCTGGTACCCTGAAACTGGTGTTGTAGAAAAAGCCGTCCAAGTCTGCCCTCCGTCCGTACTTGTGCCCGATTGTTCAGAAGGAGACCCTGTAATACTTTCTTGAGATATCCCTAATGTAGTGGAAGAGCTTCCAGAATAATCAATATGCCAGCCCTCCGACAACAAACTCGAATTACTAAAAGCTAAATTATTATAGGACGTTGGAAATACTGTTGTACTATTAGCATAAAAACTGCCACGATCTTGAACAGCAACTATAGGGACTCCGTTCGGAGCAATTATATCATCTACGACAAGTTCTTCAATACCTTTAGACTGACTTGTATAAGTAATATTAGCATTTAATGAACTGTTTAGAGGACTTGTCGTGAACACCCCTACCCCTGCTCCAACTATTAAAACATTAGATTGCAGAGGATCAAAAGCAATTCCTGCCGCTGAAATATAACCACTACCACTATTAGCTAACCACGGAATATCTGTTGCAGATAAAGTAGTTCCCGCGGGACTCGTAAATCCAGAAAAGGACCCTGCATTATTTGTTGATACTGAATACGGGCCACCTGGAGTTGTTACTACAAGACGACGCGTTGATCCTACAGGATTCGCTGGGTCTATTGCAACTGACCAAGCATTCGAACCTACACCTGCTGAACCCGCTACAGTACTTGCCCAAGAACCTCCAGATCCGCCTGAATAGGTGTATAATTTTTGACTGTTAGTTCCATCTACAATAAACACAACGCCATCTTGACCTACAACCATAGCGCCTGCAAATCCGGCAGGACTCCCCGTCGTAGAAACAGAACTGAAAGACGTCCCAGCGTTCGAAGAATAATAAAGCCCCGTACCATAGACAAAAACAAAGATACCTTGAGTTTTTCCTCCTATTACAGAAGATGTAGGATCAAACCCAATTTGGTATCCTGGCCCGATCGGTGAAGCAATTAAACTTGTTTTTGTAGTCCAAGAACCCCCCGAATTAGTAGAAGTATAAAGAGCGGTTTTACTACCAAACCAAATGACATTTTCATTGGCCGGGTCTACAGCCATACCCTTAGCATAACCGTGATAAGAATCGTTTGAACTTGTATTCCCGTCAGTTAAGGCTGTCGCTGTCCATGTTATACCTTGGTTTGTAGAACTATAGACTACTCCATTACTTGCCCAACACATATAAAAATGTTGGGTGTTACTAGGGGCTATGGCAAAAGAAAACACACCTCCATTATTTGATACTGTACCTGAAGGAAGAGAAGTCGTAGTAATCAGGGGCAACCAACTACTTGAACTAGAATTCCAAAGATAGGCGTTCCCTACATCTGTTGTAACAACTCTAGTACCATCCGCAGCGATTTGAATTTGAGGTACATAACCCCCTGCTCCAAGGGGAAGTGTATACCAGCCAGTAGCTAATGTAGGTTTACTACCTATAAATACAGACATATCCTAATTATCGGTAAGACACCGTAACATTGGGGGCTACTGTTCCGGTTGTTACAAGAGTCAGCCCTGTGGCAAAAGCAACGTCATAAATATAAGTTGCTTGACCCGTAGTCAACGAATTAAGCACTGCGATTGAAGTTCCTGACCCTGCTGTATTATCATATACAGAAATCGTAGAAGCTACAGTTCCCAAACTATTTATTGTAATTGTATGTAAAACCCCAGCTCCAGATTTTACTGTAGTCGTTGCCGCTGTCGAAATATTCTTATAAGTATACCCTGCAGGTTGAGAAGGTACCCAATCACTGGCAGGAGTTACTGGAACAGAAGCCGAACTAGTCGTCTGTCCTAAAGAAATAAGACCTACTGAATTAGGAGATAGAGAAACTACTGCTGCAGGATCTGTTGCAACAGGTGTAGTAGACGCTGCTTTGACAGCAGCGGTATTAGTTCCGTCAGTAAGCTTGACAGAACCTATTGTATTTGATCCTGCTGGAATAGCATTAATAGTCACAGTCCCGGATACGGGTTGTGTAACCGCAGAACCGTCTACTTTCCAAGCAGTCGTATTAGGGGTATTGCCTGGCTGTACTGTCCACGTACCCGACTCAGTAACTGCAACAGTACCTGTTATCGTCGTAGAAGCTAAAGACGTAGGGATTACTGTTCCAGAAGCTATGCCCTGTACTGTGATAACATCTGTAGATGCTGTGCCTGCAGTTCCTAACGCAGGCTGTTTAGCTGAAGTGGAAGCACCTGTAGGAAGAGGCAAAGAGGCTGCAGACACTGGTTGTGCAGTACCACTTGCAATCCCTTGAACAGACAAGACTTGCGCAGAAGCTGTTCCTGCAGTCCCAATTAAATTATCTAGCGTAGAAATAGTCCCGGTTCCAGAAGAGCCTGCACCGGCTGTTAAACCTATTGATGTTAAATTAGCCATTGAAAGCCTTTCTTAATAAACTAAGTACCATTGGATGGGTGTTCCCCCTCCTGGTGTTAAACTTCCTGAAACAGCAGTTACTTTTTGCCCGCTATCTACTGTATAAGGACTCTGTTGAACATACATACTCCCATCAGGAGCCTGTATCGGAACTAATGTTCCTGGAGAAACTGTGACATAATACGCTCCACAAGGCGCGTACAATCCTACGTAAGAAGTCCCTGGAGACAGAACTACGTTATAAGAACCATCTGCAGCGTATAGCCCTGTATAGACATTACCTGATACTACCGTAACGTTTATGCTTCCATCAGCTGCGTATAACCCACTCATCCTTGTATGAACCCTTTGCCATGGCTTAGTTCATCCAAGCGGTTATCTAAGCGATTTAATCGTTCGCCTTGACTATCTAACCTTTGGTTCTGTAAAGCAATGTCAGTTACGATCTTGTTTAATATTTTGAGATCTGTCTTAATCTCTACAATGTCCTCTTTGAATATTTTAGAATCACTTAATGATCTCCAATAGAACCCTGATCCAAAGAATATAATGGCAACCACCGTACCGATGTTGCCTAACGAAATAGTCCAGTCAATCATTTAATAGAAATCTTCCCCCGAAGGATCGTTACCCATTGCTTGCCCTAAGCGGGAAGTACTCATTGGGTGCCCAGGCTCGCCCGGGTTAATAAGAGGGGAAGAATTGGCCTGACCCATCGGTGTTACAGGGAGTTGTTGGTCATGACCTAACTGTTCCCCCCCGACACCTTTAAAGACATCAGAACGTGAACCGTGTAGTTCAGAGAAAGACTTAAGTTTCTTAGCTGGTCTTGCCGCCCTTTTAGCCATTATTTATTCACTTTATCCAAAAGACCAAAATCTATATTCTTAGGACTATAGCCTTCGCCGCCTTTCTTGGCGGCATCTTCATTCTTGGCTTGTCCGATGGCCCCTTGTTTATTACCAAAGAACTGAGAAGGAACTAAGACATCGCCAGCCGTACGGGTCCCCGCAGATAAGTGCTTCTCTTTACCCTGCGAAGGGAAATTAGAATCAATCATTTACCGCCTCTAGTATGCGTAGTTCCCTCTTCACAAGCTTCGTCCATTAGATCCTTAGCAAGTGTGTGGGTCGCGTACCCCGGGAAGTTGCGCCGTTCCGTATCCGTATCTGTAGCGGAAAGCTTAAAAGCCGAGATACTGGAGCTTTGCTCACCAGTGATTTCATTCATCTCACATAGTTCCGCCTAAGGCTCCGCCAGAGCCAGTCTCTTGACCTGGGGCTGAACCACGTTGGTGATTAGCGGTTAGATGCCTATCTCCGCCCTTAGAGTGCATATGTCCGTAGGACTCTTCACTCTTCGGATGAATGTGATTATAATCGTGCTTAGTAGCCATTTACTTCTTCCCTTTACTAGGATTCTTCTCAGGTGCACCAGCCTTAGAGCCCCCGCGAGGGCTCTTAGACTTTCCCTTTTTCGTCTCTTTCTTCATTAGCTCTTAGGGGCTACTGCCGGGACCGGAGGGGTCATGGGGCCAGTAACACCAGCTGCAGGCGTAGTGAGAGCAGTATTGATTGCTCCTGCATCCTTAGCCATGCTAGAGGTGACGGCAGAGATATTAGACACAGCAGTTTCAATCGCTGCAGTATCTGGGTCAGTGCCAGAAAGAGCATTTGTAATTGCAGTTAACTCCGTCTGTACTGCGGAATCCAAAGCCTGGAACCCTGCAGACAGTGTAGTCACCGCTGTATTGAGATCGTTAATTGCAGTCATAATTTGATTTACCTTCTCTTCGATTCTGTTAATTTGCGCATAGTAGTGTTGCGCTTGTTCTTGTAATTGTTTAAACATCGTTAATGGATAATAGGACCAAACACTGCCCAACCTAATAGACCAAATAAGATCATATTAGGGACCCAGGATCCTACCCAGGTATACGCAGTATTTGTATTCCATATATTCCATCCGAATCCGAATAGTACACAAAGTAAGTATATAATCCAGAATACTTCACCCTTAGCCATTTATTTCATCTTTCCTAATCTTGCTTCTATTTCCCCAGTAGTAGGTCTGGTTTGTTCTAGAGTACCTATTCTAGCACTTAGATTATTTAATTCTCTAATCATAAAAGCGTTATATGTTTCATGTTCCCTAATACTTAAGTACTTAGCAGAAGAAGTAAATACTAAGCTTAGTAATCCTATTGCTAGTAGACCTAAAGGTATTAAGATAGTTAAGTCCATTATTACTTCACTGATGAATATTACATCTTAGGCAGACTTTTACTGTAGGCAGATAGAGGACTCCGCACCCGGGGCATCTCCAATAAGTTTCTGAAAACATAGTCATTCCGTAGATTATCTCGTTGACTTCCGTACCAAAGCATGTTAGTATCTAATCATTCTTAGTCCAACCGCACTTAGGACATTTATCCGTATTGTTCCAACGCTTACAGCGTGTGCACCACCAAGTATTCTTCAATGTAGTAACGTTCATATCCGCTTAGTTAAATTCATTCGGAAAAGCATTATACACTATTTTAAACTCCGTGTCAAGTCTAATCTTTAATAGAAGGAAGAAATATGAAAATATACTATGAATTCTCTCAAGACTTACAAGATCTAGATCTATTGTTTATTTCTGAAAAGAATAATCAAGTATATAAATCTATACACCCTATGTCTAAAGATACTAAAATAAGTGAGATTAAACCTCTTATTGACTGGATTAATAAGTGTATGGAGGATGCAGAAGCCCTATGATTGATCCTATATTTGATTATGCAAGTTTCTTGAAAAGAAAGCTAATGGTAGGCCAAGTAGATCCTTGGCGACGTACAGATGATGGTAAACCCTTATACGTAGTACTTGTCCCTGTAGACGTAGCTCTTAAAGAATGTTCTGAGTGGTCTGGACAAGAGATTACTAGAACTGAGTTTATTAATTATTTGAAACTAAATGATATCTTGTGTTTTAAGAACGTCAATGAGTTTCAGAAGATAAAAGAAGATCTTAAAGAACAAATTGATGAAACTCCTCTAAAACCTCGAAAAAGACAACTATCAGAAGAACATAAGGAAAAGTTAAGAAATAATGCTAAAAAAGCAAGAGAGAAAATCTCTAACAACTTATAGTCAAAATAGACAATTAGGTATCCTAGTATCAGGGTACCTAATTTCCCTATATTCTTATTAGTGTTTTTCTATATACTTTTAGCAAATGGAGCCTCTTGTGAGTTGGTATTGTTTAAAATGTTATAAATGGGGATTTAAGAAACCTATTAAAGAAGGAACCTTTTACTGCAATGATTGTATTTGAGATATTAATTCCTAGTTTGTTCACACTTTGGTTAATTATCCTACTTTGGCCTAGAATGGGATGAGAGTCTGTGAAAAGTGTATTTTCGATTATATTGGTCAGAAACCAATATTTCCCAATTGTAAAACCTGTGCGATATTTTTGAGGTGTAATTCA